ATGTACCACCATCTGTTACGCAGATGCCGTATAATCAACCTACACAAGTAGACCCACGCACAGGAACATATACACTGCCGGGTACAGGTATTGCTGGCTATCAAGTTCCTAGTGGTACACCTACAGGTTATGTACCTTATGGTGGTGCGCAACCTTACTTTCAGCCAGTACAGTTTATTGGTCCACAGTATCAGACAGCATTGCAGACAACTAACTTGCCTACCTTTGCTGAGACAGTTGGTCAAAGGCCGGGTCAGTATGATGAGTTACGTACGTACGTAAATGATGCAGGGCAAACACAGCAGATACCATTTAAAGATGGACAGCCTATTTATCCAATTCCAGAGGGTTACAGATTGCAAGGCGATGAAGCACAAACAGAAGAAACACCAACTACAATAACACCAACAACTGGCGTTAGACAAGAAGATGACCGTGGTAGAGATGATACATCTACAACTACGCCATCCACAAGAGTTTCTGGTACTGGTTTATCCGGTTTGTTTAATACGAAAGATACAGGTTTTCCAACAAATGATTTAACTCAACAGGCTTCTTTTAATGCGTTCTCTAACCTAGGCACACAGTCAGGTAAAGGATATGGTGGTAGTAAATATGGTTTATCTAATGAAGCATACAGAGGTGCCGTTACTCAATTAGGCGGAGACCAATTAGGAAGTTTAAGTATTGTTGCGGGTGGCTTAAAAGCTGTAGGAGATAGACTTGGTTTTAATACCAAAGATATTAGCTTTAACGATAGAGCAGTTGTTGGTAATTTAACTAGACAAACTGCGTTAGAAAGTTTAGGCATGATTAATCCTGCTCAAATGTATTCAAACCCACAAGCTACTTACGTAGGTGAAGCAATGCAAATTGCTACCGATGCGTTTAATGCAGGAAAAAGTAAAGATGAATTATCAGCGGCTTTGACTGAACACGCAGCAAATAATGCTGGAATAGTTAGAGCAACAGCAAATGAAATAACTAGAGCATACTTAGAAAACAAAGGTATTTCTACAAAAGGATTAGGACCAACTGTAGGCGAGACTGTTTTTAGCAGTGACAGATACGATGCTATGGACATAGACGATATGTTAGACAGTGATATTGGTGTAGTAAATGACAATCTTACCTCTGCATTTGGGTCTACACAAGGTACAGCTTTGAGTAGGGCTGAATATGGTAATATTACTAACAAAGACATCAAGAGTCAGTATAATTCTTACAGGTCACGTATAACTGGTACAAATACTTTTGTACATGAACTTACCCCCGCAGCTAAACGACAAAAAGCTGCACTTGATGCACGAAAAGCACAGCTAGAAGCTATTAAACAAGCTAACAAAGTTGCAAGAGAAGCAGAAAAAGCACGTGCGGAACAACAAAAAGCAATGCGTGAAAGACAAAAAGCAGAAGCAGAAGCACAAGGATTTACCGGATTTGGTGATTACAGTAGAGAAGGTGAAGGTAGAGGAGACCAAGGAGATAGAGGTGATTCAGCCCCAGACAGAGGTATGTCTGGTGCGGAAGACACTGGCTTTGGTTCCGGCACAGACTGCTTGACAGAAAAGATGAAAGTCAAACTTAACGGTGTAATTGACTTTGTAACAAACATCAAAGTTGGCGACATGATTGATGGCTCTGTCGTAAAAGAAGTTCTGCACAAGCATATGCGTAGTGGCTACTTCGTAATTAACAACGAACTTGAAATTACTAATGACCATCCTGTATTAGCTAATGGCGCATGGACGAAGCCAGAAGAACTGTACATTGGTGACTACATCAATGATGTCAAGGTTGAATCAATTAAGTACATTGACCGTTTAACACCAACAGTATCCATCGTAATTGATGGTGATAGCTTCGATGTATACACTGAGGGCAACACATACACTGTCCACGGTAGATACAGAGAAGTACGTCAACAAGCTGCGTGAGGGGCTTGTAAAACAACCTCACAATCAGTTGGCCTACCCATCCCCCACCCCGGCGTGGCTACGTTGGCCCCAACAAAAGGAAGTACACAATGGCAGAACAAGCTATTATGGCTGAAGAAATGCAGCCTGAAAAGAAGATTGCGTTTGCAAATCGTAAATACAGCAACGAAGAAAAACGCAAGATGGAAGAAGAAGAACTAGAACAGTTGATGAAAGAACAGCGTGGTGAGGTAGAGCAAGAGGCTACTGCTGAACCTGAAGAAGCTGAACCTACTAACGCAGAAGAGAAAACATTTAAAAAGCGTTACTCTGACCTGCGTAGGCATCAACAGCAACAGGCTGAAGATTTTAAGAAAGAGATAGAAACACTTAAATCTCAACTTAGCCAAGCTGCACAGAAAGAAATGAAACTGCCTAAGTCTGACGAAGACATAGAACAGTGGGCAGCAGACTATCCAGATGTAGCGGCTATCGTTGAAACAATTGCTATGAAGAAGGCACGTGAACAGTCAACAGCACTGGAAGAACGTATGAAAGCAATTGATGAGTTGCAGTCTAGTGCTTCAAAAGAAAAAGCTGAAGCAGAACTAATGCGTATTCACCCCGACTTTGGTGACATACGAGATAGTGATGAGTTTCACACTTGGGCAGAAGAACAGCCTAAGTGGGTACAAGATGCACTATATGACAATGACAATGACGCACGTTCTGCTGCTAGAGCCATTGACTTATACAAAGCTGACATGGGCATTGCTAAAACAAAACCTAAGTCAGACAAAGACGCAGCTAAGTCTGTGTCTACAAAGAACTCACGTAGTAAGCCTCAACAAGATGAGAGTGCTACCTACTTAAAAGAGTCTCAAGTTCAGAAGATGTCGGCTCAAGAATACGAGAAGAACTCTGACCAAATCATGGAAGCTATCCGTAGTGGTAAGTTTATCTATGATGTATCTGGCTCTGCTAGATAAAAAAGTGTTGACAAATAGTTATTTCTATGTATAACTATAGTCAAATTAGTGTAACTTTATTGCGCGATAAGGTTACACACCATCAGCAAACAACACAAGTCTTATGGATTACCTGACGAATTTGGCCTGACCCGTACAGTCACACCCAAAGAAATCAGCCTCTGAATAGTCTGGTTAGTTTGCATCTGTGAAAATGCTAATTAGGAGAATTTAACATGGCATTTACTACCGCATCGGGATATGGTAATCTTCCCAACGGTAATTTCTCCCCGGTAATTTACAGCAAACAGGTGCAGCTTGCTTTCCGCAAGGCGGCTGTTGCTGAAGCTATCACCAACAATGACTACTTTGGTGAAATTGCCTCAATGGGAGATTCCGTTAAGATTATCAAGGAACCCGAAATCACAGTCAAGGCGTATGCACGTGGTACGACTATTACCCCGCAAGACCTTGATGACGAAGACTTCAACTTGACAATTGACAAAGCTAACTACTTTGCATTTAAGGTTGATGACATTGAAGAGGCACACAGCCACGTAAACTTCCAGTCTCTGGCAAGTGACCGTGCTGCGTATCGTCTTGCTGACCAGTTTGACCAAGATGTTCTTGGCTATTTGGCTGGCTTTAAGCAGTCTGCTATTCATGGTGTTGCTAATACAGCTAACACTACAGTTAATGGCTCAGTAGCTGTTTCAACAGCAGGGACTAACGAACTGCTGACTGAAATGCAGGTTGACGCTAACGACTTCGGTGGCTCTGCTAACAATGGTATTGGTATTCAGCCACGTCTGCCGGGTGCTTCTGCAGTACCGGGTTCAGGTAACGCTAACCCAACCATGATTATTGCTCGTATGGCTCGTAAGCTGGACCAGCAAAATGTTGATACTCAAGGACGTTGGCTTGTAGTCAACCCAGTATTCATGGAAATCTTGAAGGACGAAGATTCAAAACTTCTGAACCAAGACTACGGTGAGTCTGGTGGACTGCGTAACGGACTTGTTGTAAATAATCTGCACGGTTTCCAAGTGTATGTTTCTAACAACCTTCCTGAAATTGGAACAGGTTCATCTACCACAGGTGGAACGAACTCTTCTAACTTCGGTGTGATTGTTGGTGGACATTCATCTGCTGTTGCTACCGCAGAGCAAATCAACAAGACTGAGACATATCGTGACCCTGACAGCTTCGCTGACATTGTTCGTGGTATGCATTTGTATGGGCGTAAGATTCTCCGACCAGAGGCTCTTGTTAATGCCCGGTTCTGTTTGGTATAGGGGGTATTAAAAAATGGCTACAATTTCCACTCTTTTGAAACCCGCCCATGGCAACAGTCCACGTGGACGCACTCCTTACTATGTAGATATGACTATTGACCTAACGGCTCAAGCCATTTCTTCTACAGGTGGGGACATTGTTCAGTGCTTAACTATTCCTGCAAATACACGTGTACTACACGCTGGATTTCAGGTTGTAGAATCAGCTACCATGAATACTGGTACAAATGCTACAGCTAAGTTAGGTGCGGCTGATGACGATGAATTTGTTGCAGCGTTTGACATTGATGGTGCGGCTGATGGTGCTTACGCCCCTTCTGCTACACCAGCAGCAGATGTCACTCTTGCTACTGCAGATACTTTGGACCTTACCTTTGCTGGTGATGGTGCAACATATACTGCAGGTAAAATTCGTGTCTATGCAGTCATGCTGGACGTTAGCGACCAAGGTGATGTATCTGCTAATGAAGTAGATAGAGACACACTCGCATAACATATTGTGACGGGGCAGGGCAACTTGCCCCCTCACTTTATCTTTTAAGGATTTAATATGGCATATGATTTTCTAGGACTTGTGAACGCAATCAACAGAAGGCTTAATGAAGTTGAACTTAGTTCAGCTAATTTTGCTACAGCTACCGGTTTTTATTCACAAGCTAAAGATGCGGTCAATGCCTCTATTAGATATTTAAATCAATCAGAATACTTTTGGCCTTTTAATCATAACACACAAGAAACAACTTTAGTTGCTAACACAAGCCGCTATGCGTTTCCTGCAGATGCTAAAGTAATTAATTTTAAATCTTTTCGTATTAAAGAAAATAGTTCTCTTGGTAATGCCACAACACGCCTAACAGAGATTGCATATGAAGATTACTTAGATAGATACGTAGAGCAAGAGTATAGTTCATCTACTGGTCAAGGCGTACCTACACAAGTAGCACAAGCACCAAACTTATTTTTTATTATGACACCAGAGCCAGACAAGGCGTATGAACTGGTGTATGAATATTATAACTTCCCAACAGATTTGTCTGCAGCAACAGACGTTCCCACAATCCCAGAAAGATTTCAACATATTATTGTAGATGGTGCTATGCACTACGGCTATCTTTTTAGAGGTAACACACAAGACGCATTGGTAATGAAAGAAAAATTTGACGAAGGTATTAAGCATATGCGTTCACAACTTATTAATAGAACACCATACGTAAGGTCGTATATGCTTACTGGTGCTACAGGTGGAGCAAGTACAGGCTTCGGTATTTAAGAGGCTATCACAATGGATGCATGGCAAACCTATCCAGTCGAGTTTCGTGGTGGTCTTATAACAAACCTTTCCCCTCTGCAGCAAGGTACAAACGCACCGGGAAGCGCACGAATACTACGTAACTTTGAACCGTCTGTTGAGGGTGGTTACAGACGCATAGAAGGATTTGACAAGTACGACAGTAACATTATTCCACCATATGGCGCACCCGTTGTGCATGGTGCTAGTCAAACTGGAACAACATTAATAATAGCTGCAATACATACTACACCAGTTGCAGGTGATACTTTAGAAATAGCAGGGGTTACTGGTACTTATACTATTGCATCTGGCGGTGTTACATACGATGCTACAAATAATAGAGCCACACTAACTCTTTCAACTGCTTTAGATAGCAGCCCTGCAAACGCTGCTGCCGTTACGTTTAAAACAACAACATCTAACTATTTAGCTATCGGTGTTGCATCATGGGAAGACAGTGCTGTTGTCTGTAAAAACGCAGACATATTTAAAAGTGGTGGCAGCGGGTTTACAAAGATTAACGTGCCAGACTATGGCACAACTCTTGTAAATGGCGGTAGTCAATCTGGTGGCACATTAGCTATTGATGGACTAACCTCTGCTCCACAAGCAGGTGATGTATTTAAGATAGTGGGTGTGGATTTAATATACACTGTAACTGCTAACGCCACTGTAACTTCTGGCGGTGCTACATTAAATATAAATCCTAATTTGGCTAGTAGTCCAACAAATGATGTAGCCGTTACATTTTTATCTACAAGCAGAGAGAGTGCTAGTCGCACGAGATTTGCTAAGTATAATTTTAACGGCACAGAAAAAATTGCAATCGTTGATGGTTTAAATGAACCTGCGCTATATGATAATACTACGTTCACTGTTTTAACAAGCGCACCTACAGATGTCATAGGTGCCACTTTTGTAGCCGAAGCTAAAGGTCATTTATTTTTTGCTAAAGGTGATACAGTAACATACACCGCATTTCAGACGGACAGTGATTTTTCTATAGCTAATGGTGGTGGTAACTTTAGAGTAGGTGGAACTGTTACTGCTCTAGCTGTATTTAGACAACAATTAATTATTTTTACAGAATCTACTATACACCAACTAGTAGGTAGAGCAGTTTCAAGTTTTGATGTGCAGACAATAACCGCAGATATTGGTTGTATTGATTCAGATACTGTGCAAGAAATAGGCGGTGATATTATGTTCCTTGGTCCTGATGGACTGCGCCTATTAAGCGGAACAGATAGAATAGGAGACTTCGGACTAGCATCTGTATCAAAAGCAATTCAAAGCACTATGACAGGTTTTGTTTCTGCTAATACTTCTTTTAGTAGCTGTGTGATACGAGAAAAATCTCAATATAGATTGTTTGGTTTTAACAATAATATTACACAAGAAAATGCACAGGGTATATTAGCAACACAGTTTGCACCTCAAGGTGGAGAGGGTATGGCTTGGGCAGAAACACGTGGAATACGTGCTTATGTTGCAGATAGTAACTATAATCAAAATGTTGAGGTAGTTTTATTTGCTAACGATGATGGTTACTTATATCAGATGGAGAGTGGTAATTCATTTGATGGACAAAACATTAAGACAACATTTGCCACACCGCATTTACCAGTAAGTGACCCACGTAGACGTAAAACATTTTACAAACTGTTTTTGTATACTGACCCTCAAGGAAGTGTGCAGTTTACAGTAAGTTTAAAGTTAGACTTTGATAGCCAAGGCACAATACAACCTACACCTATAAGTGTACAAAATACACAGGGAACAGTTGGATTTTTCGGTAGCGGTTCATTTGGCACAACACGTTTCGGAACAAAGCTGTTAAAGTTATTTCAGACACAGGTTGTAGGTTCAGGCTTCACTGTATCATTTCAGTTTGAATCAGATGACCAAAACCCACCATACTCAATAGACGCTTTGACTCTTGAATATGGATTAAACGATAGAAGGTAGAAACTATGGGAACAGGCTACAGTAGAACCGATACCATTAACAATATCGCAGATGGTAATATTATTAACGCCTCAGACTTTGACGGTGAATATGATGCCATCGAAGCTGCTTTTAATAGCAGTTCAGGACATACACATGACGGGACATCTAGTGAAGGTGGTCCCGTTACAGTGCTTGGTCCTGCACAGGACTTTGTAGCCAGCACAACAGAAATAAAACCTAAGAGTAATAACACACTTGATATAGGAACCACTGGCCTAAAGTTTAAAGATATGCACTTAGCTGGCACAGCTAATCTTGTAAACGTAACTACCACTGGTGATGTTACTCTTACGGGTGCAGCTAACAATGTAGTGTTTGATGCCAGCGACAACGCACTAGAGTTTGCAGATAGTGCTAAAGCTACATTTGGTGCAGATGCAGACTTACAAATATTTCACGATGCATCAAATAGTATTATCAGAGATTCCGGTACTGGTAAACTTGCACTAGATGGTAGCACAGTTGAAGTCAGAAAGAATGATGGCTCAGAGGTTATGGCACAGTTCGTAGAGGATGGTGCTGTAAGTTTATATCACGACAATTCTGTTAAACTAGCAACGACAGCAACAGGTATCACTGTTACTGGTAGTATAGCTATGGATGGTTTGCATCTTGATGATAATGAAAAAATTACCTTTGGTAATAGTGCTTCCCCTGACTTAGAAATATTTCACGATACTAACAATAGTTTTATTTCTGATATTGGAACAGGTTCTTTAATAATAAGCAGCAATGAATTAAAAATTCAAAACGCTGCTAATGATGAAGTTATGGCTCAGTTTAGTCAAGCTGGTGCTGTAACATTACTACACAATAATGCAACTAAATTTGCTACAGATGCAGATGGTGTAAACGTAACTGGTCAAATTGATGTTAGTACAAACGTAAACTTAACATCCGATGGTGGAATAATTAAGTTAGGTGCAAATGAAGAAGTAACACTTACACATGAACATAATGTTGGTATTCAAGCTAAAGCTGCAAATGGTTTTGAACTTAATTTGCAAACAGGACATACCTCTATAGAAGCTACAGATGTAATTGGTAAGATTACATTTAATGCGCCTAACGAAGCAGCTAGTGGTGATGCAATACTAGATGGTGCCACTATTGAGGCTGTTGCCGAAGACACTTTCTCAAGCAGTGTAAATTCTACTGCCCTTGTATTTAAAACAAACACATCTGCTGCTGCAACAGAACGTATGCGTATTAAATCTGATGGCACCATCCAGATGGACACTCAGGTTGACATTGATAACATCACTATTAATGGCAATACAATTAGTAGCACAGATACCAATGGTAATATTATTCTTGCTACTAATGGTACTGGTGACATTGTAGTTAATGATGATATAATTAGCACTACAACAAATCAAGATATTAAATTTACACCAAATGGTACAGGCTCTGTAGACATTAGCAAATTAAAGATTGCTTCTGGCTCAACAGCCATTACATCTATTCTTGATGAAGATGACTTTGCATCTGATAGTGCTACAGGTTTAGCTACACAACAATCTATCAAAGCATATATTAATGCTAATGTATCTAGTGTAACACCAGATAGTACAACTACTTTTACAAATAAAAGTTTTACTAACCCCATATTAACAGGTTCAGCTTCTTCTGCTGGGTCTATTATATTTAAAGAAGATACAGACAACGGCACAAACGCAGTAACTTTGGTTGGTGCTGCCGATACTGCTGACGTAACTGTAACTTTACCCGCTGTAACTGGCACAGTTATAACTACAGGAAATTTAGTTTCAAGTTTAAGTGGTATAGGTGAAGCAATTGCTGATGATGACGAAATATTAATACAGAATACTTCTGGTCCCGGTTCAGCAAAGGCAACATTTACGCAAATACAAGCAAACTTAACAAGCGCAGGGTTTTCAAAAGATGACCCCACCGCATTAGCAATAGCACTTGGATAAAAAGTGCTTGACAAAACATTATGATTGTGGTATAATTATAGTGTTATAAGCCTTAATTAAAGGAGAATACAGATGGCAAACGAAGCCTCAGTAACCGTACAGGCAACGGTATTGCCTGATGAGATTTCTCAAATAATTTCAGGAAGTATGTCAGTATCCCTTGCTGCTACAAATGCAGGTGATAAGTGGTATTATCAAAAGACGCAAGTAAAAACTTCTTCAGATGAAATTATCTTAGCTGGCAAATCTTTTATAGAAGCAGATGCACTTGCAGTAGATGGAACTGTAACCACTGTTGCTGCTGCCGATACAATTAAGTTTCTTGTTATCAAAAATTTAGATAGCACAAATTATATTTCTGTATCATTAAATGGCGCAGCATCTAAAGCAGCTAGTGAAATTAAAGTAGCTGCTGGGGAAACTATGGTAATTACCCCAAACGGTACTACACAGGCAAATTTAGAAGCAATAGCCGACACTGCTGAAGTTAACTGTGTGATAGCTGCTATCGTAAATGATGCTGCATAAGGAGTAGGTCATGGCTAATACTTTTAAAGTAAAAACATTTGATGGCTCTAGCACTAATGCTAACACAGCCATGAATGTCTACACAGCAGATACAACTAATCTTACTGCTACTGTTGTTATTGGCCTGACCATTGCTAATACATCCAGCAGTCAAATACTTGTAGATATTAAACTAAACGCTGGCGCAAATGTATTCTTAGCAAAAGATATTCCTATTCCTGCTTCATCATCATTTGAATACATGGCAGGTAATAAGATTATTATGGAAGCTAATCACACCATTAGCGTTATCTCAGATACAGCCAATAGTGCTGATACAACTCTGAGTATCATGGAGATTACAACATAATGCCATATATTGGTAATATACCTGCTACACAGTTTGCTGCTCTTACCTATCAAGACCTGACAGGTGGAAGCGGTACTAGCTTTACATTAAATACTTCAGTAGGTAGCGCACAGGACATTGAAGTTTTTGTCAACAATGTTCGACAAGAACCGGGAGTAGCGTACACTATTTCTGGTGGAACTACTTTAAATATGACAGGCACTATTGCGTCTACTGACGACTTCTATGTGGTGTTTCAAGGTAAAGCAGTAGGAACTGTTACACATCCACCATTAAGCGCATTACAAGCTACAACAGGTACGTTTAGTAGTAATGTGGCTATTGGCGGAAACTTAACTGTCACTGGCACCAGCCCCGGAAACCTTACAGGAATCCAAACATTCACAGCAGATGGCACATACACCCCAACAGCAGGAACAACAAAGGTGCTGGTTTATGTTGTTGGCGGTGGTGGTGCAGGTGGCGGTGCTGATGGTGATGGTGGTAATACTGGCACCTCTGGTGGCGGCGGCGGTGGCGGTGCAACAAGTATAAAGTTTATTTCAACAGGGTTAGGCGCAACAGAAACGGTTACGGTTGGGGCTGGTGGCACTGGAAACAGCACTGGAAACGGCGGTGCTGGTGGAACATCATCATTTGGCTCACACGCAACTGCCACTGGTGGCGGCGGCGGTAAAGGGGGCACTGGTGGTGGGGTGTCCGCCTCTGCTACAACTA